CGGCGGGAAAAGAAAAATAATCAGAAACATCTGCTGCTACGTCTGTTGAATTACTGCTTAATTTTTTAGTTGGCCCATTTACAGTATTAATTAAAGCATGAGAATCTAATGTCCCACGGGTTTTAAGCCATACCAAGCCTCCTTCATCAGAAAGAGCAATACCATTGTTGATGTATTGATTTGTTGAATTGTAATTACTATTGCCCGTATACAAATAAGTCGAGAAGACATCCTCGACATAGAGCTTGTCTCCACCTGCGTTTCCTGCTGATGCTGAAAGTGCTTTTGCTAATTTACCCATTAGACGTAGCTTCCTGTGTAAGCACCGTGGAGAACACTTCCAACTTTCCAAAGAACTATAGTGTCCTTAGCAGTAAGAGTAGGAGCGACATTTCCAGCAGATGTTACCCACTGCATTGTGGGCCAAGTAACTGTGTAAGAAGCCCCCGACTGAAGCATAAGGACAATTGCATCACCAGAAACCAAGGAGTCGCTAAAAGTTACATTAGCACTAACTGTTTTGGTCTGAACGCCCCCATTCGTAGCTAAGAAAGCTGTACCAGATAGAGCGTAAACTGTATCTACCATTGTCTTGCCAGTTAGAGTGGCAAGTCCTACTTCACTCACTAAAGTTGAGCTGCTGCCTTTTGGCAATAGCATTGTATTGGTAATATTTTCACTGTGGGGCTGTGACTTGACCGTTTGCCCATGAGTATTGGCGTGGCAGTTAAGTTTAATTTGTCCTTCTACGCTAGAACCATCGCCTTTCACTTCTAATATTTGTGTGGCCGGGGACAATACAATATTGCCCGAAGTTGTAGAAGTTGTTCCGCTCAGAACAGGTGAAGTTAAAGTTTTGTTAGTCAGAGTCTGTGTGCCAGTAAGAGTAACGTCTCCCGCGCCACTAGCATTAAGCTGCGTTTGGATGTTTGAAGTCACTCCGTCCAGGTAATTTATTTCAGTCCCGGTAGCAGTGAGAGCGACACCGCCGAAGGTAATAGTTCCCGAAGCAGAAAGTGTTGTAAATGCTCCAGTGCTTTTCGTTGCGGCACCTATCGTTGCACCGTCAATCGAGCCAGAATTTATATCGATACCAGTGACAGGTGTGCCTCCGCTAAGAAGGGAATCCGTAGATGTCCAATTCGCGTTTAGGTTTCCACCCCAGACCCCCGAAGAACCTCCAACAGTTGGTAATACAAAAGAATAATTTGGTGTTGATGCCATAATAATTTACCTCTAATTTATTGGTGTCCAGGTGTCCGTTGGGTTAGCTATTGCAGACCACGTTGGGTCGGTTACAACGGGAATCAGCTCCCACTTGAACCTACCAGTTGCGACCAGAGTTGTGATGCTATAAATCGGTTCAACGCCTGATTCGGTTGTGACCGCGCCTAAAGCATAAACAGTCGTGACCGAAGTGATTGCTGCTGAACTTTCTAAAATGGGTCGAGCACTAGCAACTAGACTTGTGCTGCTCGTTATATTTGCTTCGCCCTCAAATACATATCCAGGCGAGTTGTTGACAACCATGAGCGTTGAGCTCGTGATGTGCGCTTCGCCTTCGTTGAGTATTTCTCCTGCCGCAACCAGCGCAGTAGATGACGTAATAGCCGCCGCAGAATTGAGAAGAAAACCACCACTCGCGGCAATTGTCGTTGAGGACAGAATTGCAGCCTCTCCATCCACCCTGGGATGAAACTCGCCATAATTACCGTTCCCAAAAAGGAAACTTCCATAGCCATCAATGACGGGCGCTTGATATACGCCAGTACCAAAATTACCACTGCCATATGACACTGATTTTTACGTCATCGTTGCAGTGAGTGAGCCTGCTGGAATTCTGAAGATGTCACCAGTAGTAATAGCTTTGCTCGTTGTAAGTGCAGAATGGTATAAAAGATTTCCACTGCTTGCGGCATCCATTATCCCAACGTGCGTTACCGTACCCCATGCATTTCCCGCAGCAGCGTATTCAATCGCAGCCGTGTTCGTTGCTACGTTCGTAGTCACTGAAAATGCAGCCGTGACCCTGGCGTAATTTGTACCAGAGACTTCAGTCCCAGTATTTGCGTCAGTTGGGTCAGACGTATAAAGCGCCAGGTAGTGTGTCGTTGGTGCGGTGTATGCTGTTGATTTCAGCGTATGGTTCAATAGTTTGTTTTCGAGATAGCTGCTTGTTCCGGCCATTATCCAAAGCTCCTAGCTCGCATTCGGGGGGTAGTCCCACCAAATCGGCTTTTTTCGTCTTCTTGCGTAAGTGAATTAAATATGTCCCGATAGAGGGTCTGCCATAAAACGATTCGTTCATCGTCTTTCAAATATGGGGCTGTGTGGACCAGTGATCCGTAAAGATAGATTTCTGGGGATTTTGTTAAAAGCCAGTTGTAATCGGAATCCGCAGTCATTGCAGGAATTTTTTCGTAAAACGCAATTTCGCATTCAACTGCTGAAGATGGCGTAGGGAAAACTTGGAAAGATTCACCAATAACTGAATACAGTCTCGGTCTTCCTGCGGTATCTCCCCGGCGTTCTCGATTCTGATTTTGCTCTTCTGTGCTTACTTGTTCTAAAGCAACTGGAGGAGTTGTGTTTAATCTGATATCTCGGATCTGTAAGAAATTCGGTGGAAAGGCGTTATATTCTGTACTTATATTCGCCGTTGCACGGGCTACCATTTGCCTGGTTCGCAGATCACGGTTTAGCTTGTTGTGCGCGAAATCAATGAACGTTGGGATGATAGCCGTTAGGTCAGTTCTGTTTAAGAACTCCGCAATCTCTGTTTTCAACGTCCCATAATTTGTAATAGCCACTACACTTTTCCTTCTCTCGTTTTCAGGAATTTATAATCCGGTGAGTTCAGAATTTGCTTCATTTTTTTCTGATCACCCCAAATACCCTTTCTCATTAAATCTTGAATGACGATACCCGGCACATGAGCGATCCTTGTCTGCCCATTGTTGTACGGAGTATGTTTTGTAGTCTGATTTCGTAGCTCTGCGGTCTGTTTAAGGATTTCCGTAACGTCCTGACGTGTCTCAACCGTGTACGTGTCATCGTGATCATTCCCGTGGAAAATCTGCTGGGAATTCATCTCTTTGTCTGTGCTAAGGATTTTTTTCATTTTAACTCCAGGTTAAAAAAAAGGAGCTCCCGCAAGCTCCTCGGTGTTACAAAGACTACGTGTGGGTCAAGTCGTAGACCGCGCCACTCGCTGCTTCGTTTTTAACGATAAGGCCATATTCGGCCAATATCATCCGCTTCTCAGCATCCATAAGCTATTGATTTACATAGCTTTTCTTCAAAACAAGTCGTTAATTTGTTCCCGCTTTCGCTGCTGAATATTCCTATTCAGATGAGACTATCTCATCAACCACTAGGGCTGCTCTGCGCTTCGAACCACTTGGCTCTACTCCCTTTCGGGATAGTCGTTGCACGTTCCTCTTTCGAGGCTTCGCTCAGGATTGTCCGGTCTGGATGTCCCCTGAATTCACAGAGTTTTTCAATCACTATTGCTAGTGAAGGGGGCAATGCTTTTTACCCGTTTTTGCAAGGTCCACTGTCTGCATAGGACGCAACATACCGACTGAGAACATCTCAGTATCGAGTACATACGCATCACGCTTTGGAGAGAACCGATTTGGAACGATTGATAGTTCACCGAAATCACTACAATATGTTCAGATTAGTTCGCTAAACTAACCCCGCTTTCGCAGCAATACCTTTAATTAGATACGGTATTGTTCAGACTATGTCTTCACCCGGTCTGGGTGTCTGCCGCTTCGGATCGCTTGATCCTACTTCCTTTCGGAATAGTCGTTGCACGTTCCCTTTCGGGCTTCGCTCAAGATTACCCATCTCTGGGCTTCCCTTGAATTCAACAGATTACATTTATACATTCCTGTATAAAGACGCTAATGAATAACGTAAATATCGGCCCCACCAATTATAGTACCCTGCTCTGGCTTTGTGATTTGATAGCGATTAGCAGCGATACCAGCAAATCCTGATAACGTTTGCTTATTACTAGCGCCCACCATAACCATTGAAGGGTTACCACCCGAAGACCAGCAGTTCTCAATAACTTCATTGAGGAGGGCTACTGTGAAAGCACGTTTAGTACCTTCGGTCTGCTTAGTGGTAGGTATTCCAGCAGTAAGCACTGGATTAGCACCGCCACCGCCACCAGTACTATTGGAGACGGAATTTGTTGCTAACCAGGCCGCGACACCACCAGTTTTGCGCGGAGCTGCTGCTCCACCCGCCGTTGGGATAGTGTTGTGGCAAAGGATAGTTTCCATATCCCTGCGAAGCTCTTTACCATTTTTAACAACTTGATAAGCTACTTCAGAATTTCGACCAGCGAGATCCTGAAATTTTAAGTTGTCAGCAATGATAAAAGTCTTGCGTGAGATGTTTGTGTAATTGTGAATTCTCACGGTCGGTGTGACCGCTGCGAATGCAGCAATATCATCTCCATCAATGTGCTGGTTAGATGCATCAGCCGCTGCCAGTTTTGTTATCGTAGTTTTTTTAATTACTACTTCTGCATATTGCTATACAGCTCAGACTATATCATCGTCCTATTAGGACGTTCCGCGCTCTTGGGGTTTTACTCTCCGGTCTGGAGTCCATACCCTAGTCGTTGAACCTTCTAGTTATTCCTAACTAGCTTGGCTGCTGATTGTCCCAGTGGGAGTTTCCAGCAATTCACGGAATTTTCGATCACCATTTCTGATGAAAGGCTCATTTACATAAGCGTATCGGTTTGCCACTCAAATAGAGTGTTCGATACTTCTTGTTGGCCGATGTTAGAAATGAAGGGAGTTTCTTCTGGTGCAATGTTGTACAGTTTTGTTATCACGGCTTTTTTAATTACCGCTTCTGCATATTACTATGCAGCTCAGACTATCTCATCATCCGCTAGGGATGTTCCGCGCTCTTGGAGTTTTACCGCCCGTTCTGGGCTCCGTACTCTAGTCGTTGAACGTTCCAAACATTCCTGCCTGGCTTCGCTGCCGATTGTCCTTTGAGGAGTTTCCAGCAATTCACGGAATTTTCGATCACTGTTACCAGTGAAAGGATCAACTATTTAATCACATTGCTTAGATCTTCACGGATGCCCTTCGCATCGAATGAAGTAAAAGTGTTGGCAATAATCGCCATGATTTTATCTCCTAGTTTTAGAATTCAACATCATTTCGATCAAAGCTTGCGCGTCTCCTGAGTTTCCAGTTTTTTTAAGTCGCGCCTGCTGATCTCGAATATGAGTTCGTTTGGGCGCGGAGCGATTTTTGGACCCTGGTGTCAGGGTGGTTGAAGATTTGGCCTTGGCTTTTCGTACCGCAGTTTTCCCCTGATCGTATAACCAGGCTTTGCGTAGTACTGCAACCGAGCCCCAATCCATAATGTTCGCGACTCTCTCCTTATCAAGGTAAGAGTTGGTCAGCGCCCATTCTTCGATTTTAGTCTTCTCGCTAAGTGCCACTTTGTCATCCTTCCATTCGGGGATGTTTTCAATTAGCAACTTCGCTTGAGAGTTTAAATACTCGTCTTTCGCTTGTGCAATTCGAGAAGTTTCTTGAACCTGTAAGTGTCCTTTCTCGATTGACAGCTTTTCTAACTCTGCTTTGTTTTGATCTCTCCGACGATTGAAATCGCGTTCCAATCGTTGGGCTTTCGCGGGATCTTGCTGGTAAAGCTTGTCCCAATCTGGCTCCGCGTTCAGAGTTTTTTGAATTCTAAGAAGGTTAGACTCCAGTTCGGGAATGAGTTGTGACATTCGCTCCCTAGCAACATCATTTTCTTGAGTGATAAACTCAAGATTTTTCCGTTGTTCTGATAATTCCTGTGTCTTCTTACTGTAGTCCGACTGACGACTGTAGCCTTTCAAAAGTTCCTCTTCGTTTACCTCTACCTCGCGGCCATCGACTTTGAGTTTAAAGGTTCGCTCTGGTTCTTCGTCTTCGTCTGTGTAGTCTTCTTCGAACTCCTCAGAAGGCTCCTCTTGAATCTCTTCAATAGTCTCCTCTGGTAGGGGTGATTCACTCTCATCAGTTTCCACCACTTCTTCAGTGGGTGTCATTAACTCAAGTACTTTCGCGTGTGCCTCTTGAATTGTTCCCTCTCTTGTGGGAGTTTCTCCAGCCATTTAAATCACCTTCCTTTTTTTTGCATGAATAAACCGTTGTCATGAATACCTTTGATTTTCTCCGAGAATTTCTTAACTCCCTGGAGCTCCATGAATAATTGTTCCCGTAATTCTGTCTGGTCCGGGGATGTGTTCATCCAGCGCAGTTTTACGTCTTCGACAATGTTTAAAAGAATACGTTGGAGAAGTGGATCTTCCAAAAGCCGCTTTGCGTGTTCACCGTCATCGATTATGTCTTGGTTCATACGTTCTCAGCTCTCTCCACATCGATCATCTCTTTTATCTGTCCAACATCGAGCTCCGTTGAATACTTAGCTTTGATGTTCGCAGCCTCCATCATTATTTCTGCCTCAAGCTTGTCGTGTCTGAAGTCATCATCTCGAATCATTTCCTGACGGCGAAGTTCTAGCTCTGCCGCCTTCTTCTGAATGTCCGCTTGTATGCTTTCTCTTTGAGTCTCTATTAAGAGTTCTTCAGATGTCGGTGCTGGTGGTGGTGTTGGAGGTAATTCGATCTTGCCTTCATTAATGAATTGCTTAGTGTTCTTGAAACCCGCCAGGTTAATCGACGCTTTAATTGCGTTGCGGTATTTCTCTAAGGACACCAGGGGATTCTGGACCCCAAACTTATTAATGATTTCTTCCTGCTTGTTGATGATCGCTGCCATCGCTTGCTGCTTCTCTCGATCACTTTGACCGCCGACAGGTAGATTAATAACGACATCCATCTCAGACTTCCAACTGCGTGGGTCAATCGGAACCCACTCATCTCTAAGTCTTACTATTCTTTCGTAATCTTGGTGTCTCATTAACAACCCAAAAACACCCTGTACCAATTGCCTCATCCCGATCTCACTAAAGTTTCTAGCAATCAATTCAATCTGAGCCTGAGCTCCTTGAATCGTCGCATTGACCGCAGAGGCTGTTGTGCTCTGAAGGCTTTCAGCATCAAGGCCCATCGAGGCTTTTGATATACCAGTACGCGCTTCCTTCATTGAGTCCAGGTAACCCAGCATTGGGAAGGCTTCCTTACCCACAAATGGTAAGTTAAAAGGTGTAACCGCTCCGGGTTGGGTTTGTCGTATGATCGCCCCAACTTCAGTATTGGTAACGTCATCGATGTTCACTTGACCCTCTACTACCGCGACTCTTGGATGAACGCTTAGGGAGAGACTATCGAGCATATTCCTCAGAACGTTCGATTTAATAAGCTGGATATCGCCAACTAGATCAAAAATCGATGTACCAAAGAAAACGTGCGAATCTGGTAATGGATTAAACACAGCAAACGGTGGAGAGTCCCAGGCTTCATGATGGACAATTTCGTAACTTGAACCCATGCAGCAAATCTTTCTGAGCTCTGCTATACCATCATTGTTCCAATCAACCTTCATGTAGACTTCGACATACTCAACAAGCCTAGTGGCCTCTTGCGTTCTAAATCCATAATTTAACGCTGCTGGGTTTCTGGTCCTTCGCTCTACGTTGTTATCAAGCTCATCCACACCAGAGGACATAGACTCAACCATTTCTGCGTCATAACCCATTTGTACTAATTCACTCACCGTGAGCATTGATCTATGGGCAGTCATAATAGCGTCTTCAAGAGAAGTAGCTGATCGATCAATCAAAAACTCTTCACATGGTAGAGCTTTAATTCTTACCCTTCCGTCCTTCGTAGAATGCGTTACCTTCACATCAAAGAACTGACCATTATCTGTAAGGATTTCAATTTCAATCTCTTCGTCAGATTGTAGCGCTATCAATGCTTCTTCGTTGATCCCCGTCATTTCATGGCTTTCATCTTCGCCATTGGAGTCCCACCAATACTTTACTATCCCGGTCTTTCGGACCAGCGCATCCTGCCAGGCTGACTGCAATTCCAAATACAAATTGTTGTCGTTATTTAAAACATAATTAACATAGTCCGTTGCCATCTCAGCGAAGATCGTGTCTCCCTCCGACCTGGCAGAGAACTGCACAACATTCTCAGTAGAGAAAAAGACCCGCATCAAGGCAGGCATAATCTTTCCAACGGTATCCCTAACCGTCATGTCTACAATTGTTGAACTACCAGCCTCTTCGTTTCCAAAGGGCTCACCCATAAAATATTCGGTAGCGGTCGCTCTATTCGGAGAGATATCGTCATCGATGTAGACTTTCGAATCATCAATTACACTGCCGACATATCCCTGCAATTCGATAAGCGTCAGCCCATCATTTTCCATGTTGAGCTCTTCTTGAGCTTCATTCAGAAGTGCCTGAGCTTCATAATTCATACTATGGACCTTATGCCTCTGGTAATTTTGACGCGGCTAGAATACTTTCTGCCGAACATGGCCGTGGTTGCGTCACTTGCGAGTGTTAAAATCACCGCATCCGCTTTGTCAGGAGAAGGCAATCCGCGCTTCCGCATGTCTTCTTTGGATTCTATTTTTAATTTACCGCTTGAGTTAAATGAGTAACGCGGTGAAACCAATTCAGCGAACAAAGATTCATCTCTGGGAATCTTACAATCCCTCGCTTCGAGGAATGCTTTCATCTTGAACCAGAGCTCTGCTCGTAAATTAATGTAAGTGCCTCTCATAGACGGACTCTCAGCGACATTAATCCCGCGTACCGGGACATCGAGCTCACGAAGTCTGTCTACAACGCCTGCACCCAGACCGATACTATCGACTAGAATTTCTACAGGGCGTTTTGAAGGAGGTGTTTCCTGATATTTGGCGTTGACGATACCCGTCAATTCCATCAAGTCTTTACCTTTCCAATCCAGTAGCCAGTTAATAATCGTACCCTGGCGTTCCGCGAGAACTGATTTGTCAGCGCCCATTCGGGCTACATCAAGTCCCCATATTTTCGGGGTGTCTTCTGCCATTACGACATCACGATTTTGGGCATCTTCAACTAAAGCCATTGAAATAACCGTGTCATCATCAGTCTTAGGAAACTCTCCCAAGACCCGGACAAAATACGCAGAAGAGTCTTCCCCGTACTTGACAGCCATCTCTTTTACGAATGCTTTACTGACCCTGGGAGAATCAACACAACTAACGTGCATTGTTTTCCATTCAGCTTTTAATCGATTGTGGGAATCAAAGAAACTACCACTGGTCCGAACCGGGTTACCCAGCATTAAAGTTGACGCGCTCTCACCAGACATCGATCCCGCAGCAGCCTCAAAGACCTTCTCAGGGATACCAGAAGCCTCATCGATGACCAATAGAACGTTATCTGAGTGAACCCCTGCCATTGCCTCTGGAGTCTCTGCCCTGGCCGTTCTACAACTAATAAAGGCATCTTGTGGAGCAGATACTAAAACGATCCTATCCGAGGTCACTTCAACCAAATCTTGCAGAGCCTGGGGAAGCTTCTTAATCCAGCTTTTTACTTCAGAAAACAAAGCGTCAAATAATTGACTCGACGTTGGAGCAGTTAGAACAATTTTACAGGGGTGCTTCATAAGGAAGTACCAGATGATCACCCAGGACGCAGCAGCAGACTTACCCACTCCATGCCCTGCCCGTACACTGATCTTTCGATCCTTGTTCTGTACGCTCTTTAAAAGCTCTTCCTGCCAGGGGTCTGGCTTAATCTTCAAAACCTGCCGAACAAATAAGGAGGGGTTATTCTGGTATTTCTTAACGAAAACTAAGAATGGATTATTGTTCGGCAATGACAGCTTCCTCTGTGTACGTCTCTGCTATACCCAGCTCCCGGATCGCCTCTAAGTGAAGCTGAGTCACATCAGTGACATTCAAATCCACCCTAGTCTTATCACCCCAAGAATTCGGGTCCATTCGTGAAGCTAACCACTTTCGGGCATCAATACTGACCTTCGCCGCGTGAGCATCGATAATCCCCGCGTCAACATCGTTAATGATGTTTTCAATCCTTTCGGCATGCCATAGAGCTCGGTTCTGTCTCGCCTGGTCAAAACGTTGGGATAGGTCCGGGTCAGACTTAATGCGATTCATAAAGCCATTGGTCGTGACGTTAAAAGTCCCACAGATGACAGTAGTAGACTCGCCAGCGGCCATAAGCTTAAAGGCCGTCTCCCAGAAATCAGGATCGCCAAATAGCTTCCAGGTGGATATCGTCTTAGCTTTCTTCTTCGGGCTGCCCGGCATCTTCAATCTCCATAACGTCACAAGAATCAGGCAGGTTTATCCCAGCCGTTAGAGCTACAACACTCCTGGTCGCACTCCTTGCCAACTTATAGGCGGGTGAACAGTAAACATTGGTGTTGTCGATAACCATGTCCGCTACAGCGCATCCGGTTAAGAAAGGTAGTAAAAGTAGATATCTCATATCAGTAACCTGGCTTGCGAACTCGCTTCTTTTTACCTGGCATATCAGCCTCCTTATTCAATCTAAAAACCTAACGTAGGAAAAAATATGAAAACGTAGGAAAACGTAGGAAAACGTAGGATTCAGAAACAGACCTCTAAACAGACCTATCCGTCCTGCCTCGAATAAAACTATGAAAAACTATGATTCAGAAACACACCTCTAAACACCCCTCTAAACACACCTATTCGCCCTACCTCGAATAAAACTCCCTGTAATACTCCCTATTCGCCCTACATTTAACCCTATTCGCCCTACCCCGATTAAAGGTAGCTACTATTTCTTCCAACTTGATCTAGCAGCAACCTGATCTTTCTTTGATAACTGTCCGAAATGAAACAAGGGTTTCGATGCAGCCGTGTGAGCCTTGCCAGAGTGTAGAGATCCGTCAGACATCCTATGCGTAACGCCCTTGTGCTCTGTACCACCCTTTCGGTAATGCTTTACACCTTTCATACAACCTCTAAAGAACGTTGGAGGTAGAGCTCCATAGAATGGTCCGAAACTGAGTCCTTAATCGAGAAGTCCTTCTCAACAAACTCCAGATCCGGATTTAAATAATTAGCACCGTCATTCGCCAGGTATAGAAAATCCTGGTTAGAAGAGCCAACCGTGTAACAAAATCTCGGAACCCTAGTCACGATGTCACTTCCACTACACACAGATAAGGCAGAGCCTTGTGGAAACCTCTCC